ACCAATTTGAATCAGCGACTGCGACTGCAGTTAAAACAATTGGTGGTGGTGGATACGTTGGTGTTACTACAACAATCTTCCAAGATCATGAAAGACCTCTATTTGTTGTCGGTATTGTTTCTGAGAGAACATTTGAGGTAAAAGCAGGAACAAGTACAATTCCTCACACTTATCAGGGTGGTGGTAATGCTATTGAGTTCTTTGATGATTTGACATTTGGTTCAGGTTATCGTGGCACAACAGTTGCAATCGGTGTCACTGATATTAATTTCTTACATGAATTTGTAAGTTCAAGCACAAACTCAATTGCAGTTCAAGGTGGCTCCGCTGGTCCATTTACTCCTACAGACGCAATATATGAGTCACATACAGGTCAACTAACTCTTATAATTCCTGGTCATGGATTAACCACAAGTAATAAAGTTAGAATTGCAACTAATTCTCTTTTATTCAAGTGTAGTAAAGATGGTAACTTTAGTAATCATCCTTATCCTCGTGCTACTGACCCTGCAGCAGGTGTATTCCTAAGTATTACTGCTGTGACTACAGACTCCATTACAGTCAATGTAGGTGCTGGTGGTGGCGGTGGAACAGGAGCAAATATTACCGCTACAGTTGGTGTTGGCGGAACTTTAATTTTCAATATCGCTGCTGCTGGTAGTGGGTATATTAATCCTCAAATTGATATTCCTGAACCATCATATGAAAATCTTGAAGTAGTAGGTATATCAAGAATAGGTATTGGTACTACAACAGATACTGGATCAAACCTACTACTCAACGTATCTGTTAGTGGCACATCAACAGTAACTGGTATAGGATCAACCTATTTTGAGATTAATAAATTTGAAATAGCTAGAAGTGGACATTCATTTAAGAAGGGTGATAAATTTAAACCTGTTGGATTAGTTACTGCTTTAGGTTTATCACAACCTATTCAAGAATTTGAGTTAGAAGTATTAGAAGTATTCAATGACAAATTCTCTGCATGGCAATTTGGTGAATTAGATTATATTGATAGTATCAAAATACTTCAGGATGGCGAAAGAAGAAGATTCCCATTATTCTTTAATGGAGAATTATTAAGTTTCGAGAAAGATTTGACTGATACACAATCTCAATTAATTGATTTAAATGCAGTATTATTAATCTTTGTTAATGGTGTATTACAGAAACCTAACGTATCATATCAGTTTGAGGGTGGTTCTACATTTACATTCCTTGAGGCTCCTCGTGGTGAATCACAACCTGGATTAAATGATAATGATGATGTAGACATATTCTTCTATAAAGGTACTCAAGGTGTAGATACAATTGTTGAAGATATTCAACCAACTGTAAAAATAGGTGATACTCTTAAGATTGAAAAAAATTCTATTGTTGCAGGTATGCCTATTGTTCATACAAATCGTGAAAAGGAACAAACTAGAGCAAGAGTTGTTAAAGACATATTAAATACTGATTTGGTTGAAACTGATATCTATTCTGGAATTGGTATTGTAACCACTGGTGGTGCTTTAAGACCAATAACATGGACAAAACAAAAGCGTGACTTAAGAATTAATGGAGCATTGATTGATAAATCAAGGTCAATTTTAGAACCACAAGTATATGCAACATCAAAAATTATAGGTGATTTATCTACTACTGATGGTAAAGGTGGTCCTAGTGATGGTATTTTTGTAGACAATGCAGAATCATTCTTTAAGGAAAATAATTATTCTGGAATTACTGTAACAGAGGTAGATGCTCTAATCACATCAGGAGAATTTAATGTTGGTGCTGCTGCAACTGCAACCGTATCTGCTGCTGGAACAATATCATCACTAACAATTACAGAACCAGGTAGTGGTTATTCGGGCACAGTGGAAGTTAAATTAAGTGCTCCTTCTGAAATTGGTGTAGGAATAGGGACAACTGCCACAGCAACTGTCACTGTAAGTAATGGTGTGATTGGAAGTCCTTTAATAGTAAATCCAGGTTTAGGTTATACACATTCTAATCCACCTGGCGTAATTATTGAGGAACCTGAATTTAAAACTGAGAAAATTACAAGAATATCAAACGCACAAGGTTACACTGGTATTATCACTGGAATATCACAAGTAAACAGAGGTGGTGTTGCTGGTGGAGCACTTAAATTCTTCTTCCATGCTGTTGAAGAAAATGCAGACGGTGATTTAATAAATGCAACTGCATCTGAATTACTTGCTGGTTATCCAATCCTCGTAAAAGACACAAAAGTTGGTAACGGTGTAACATCAGTAAATCCTGGCAACTCTAACGTAGTAAGTATAGGAACTACATTTGTTGATAATATTTACATTGTTAATTCTATAACAACTGATGGAGCAAAGGGAATTTGCACCTGTCATGTTCACAGTAATAGTGTTTCATCTATTGCAGGAATAGTGACAACTGGTTCATTTACCAGTGTCAATGCACTTGGTCAGGCAAATATATTAGGAACTATCAGTTGGGGTGTTCTATATGGTGCTAATCTTGTTCGCTCATCAAGTCCAATCTCAATAGGAGTTACAGGACTAACAGTTAATACTGGTTTGACTACTTTCCCAACTATTCAACGTAAAAGTTACGATAAAATAGGTGAGAGGGGTCATCGATCATCTGGTTCATATAGGGCTGAATTAGCATGATGAGCAAACCACTATAAATAAAGAAAAAGTTTAGATACAATGTCAGCAATTGTCACTGATCAATTTAGAATATTAAATGCAAATAATTTTGTAGAATCAGTAGAAGATACAAATAATTCATATTATATCTTTATTGGATTGCCAAATCCAGATGGAACTAACACGCTTGTAGGTTTTGGTAGAACAACAGATTGGGATACAAATACACCAGCCCCAACTGATAATTTTGCATACAGGAAGCATACAACTGATACTATGATGTTTGGAAGGAAAATATCATCTGCAAATATTAGAAGAGTTGTGAGAAGGATAGATTGGGTTTCTGGAAACAAGTATGAAATTTATAGAGATGATTATAGTGCACAAAATCCAAGTCCCAATACTAAAGCAAATTCTTTATATGATGCCAATTATTATGTTTTAAATTCTGACTTTAAAGTTTATGTTTGTATCGATAATGGATCATCAGGAGATAATCCTACTGGTAACGTATCTCAAGATGAACCTACTTTCACTGACTTAGAACCATCTAAAGCAGGTAGTAGTGGAGATGGATATGTGTGGAAATACTTATTTACTATTTCACCTAGCGATATTGTAAAATTTGATTCAACAGAATTCATAACTGTACCAAATAGTTGGTCTACATCAACAGATAGTCAAATCAGAAATGTTAGAGAGAATGGAGATTCTAATACTAATCTGAATCAAATTAAACACATTTATATTGAAAATTCGGGAGTTGGTTACAAAAATGGAACTGGTCAAGAGGTAGACATAATTGGTGACGGAATTGGTGCTAAAGCAAGAGTTGACGTTACTGGTGGTAAAATAACTAATGTAAGCGTTAGTTCTGGTGGAAAAGGTTATACTTATGCATTAGTTGATTTGGGCAATATAAGAACAACAGCGGTTTCGACCAATGCAAAACTAGTTCCAATCATACCTCCAAGTTTAGGACATGGGTATGACATCTATACAGAATTAGGAACCGATAAGGTAATATGTTATGCAAGATTTGATGACACAACAAAGGATTTTCCAACTGATACTACATTTTCTCAAATTGGTATCGTAAAAAATCCAACAAAACCAGACTCAACAGACATTTTTACTGCTGATAGTTACTCTTCCTTACAGGCAGTTAAGTTTTCATCGGTCACTGGAACTCCCAAGGTTGGTGAAGTAATTCAACAAGTTTTAACAGTGGCTCCAAATAATGGAAAAATTGCAAGAGGTTATATTGCATCGTTTGACGAAGAAACAAAAGTATTAAAGTATTTTAGAGATAGATCCCTTAATTTTAATACAACAGAGTTAGATCATACTGATTATGTTGGAATAAGCACTGATGGTAGAATATTCCAATTTGAAAGTTCTGTTAATGGAAGTGTTATAAAAGGGGATGAATCTGGATTTACAGGCTCTGTTGAAACAGGATTTACTGGTGTCTCAACTATAACATCAGGCAATAAATTAGTTAATTTAGGAACGAACTTCAACGCAGGATTATCTCAATCTGAGATAAATAAAGGGTCGGGTGAAGTTATCTACTTAGATAATAGACCTGAAATAACTAGAAGCACTCGACAAAAAGAGGATATTAAAATCATACTCGAATTCTAACAATGCCACAAAAGACCAATTTAAATATAAGTCCTTATTATGACGATTTTGATAAGGCTAAAAATTTCTACAAAGTTTTATTTAAACCAGGTAGTCCTGTTCAGGCTAGAGAATTAACTGGATTACAGTCAATTTTACAGAATCAAGTAGAATCTTTTGGAAAACATATCTTCAAAGAAGGATCAATGGTCATACCTGGTGGTATTGAATATAATCCTGCTTATTTTTCATGTAAAATAAACTCAACACATTTAGGCATTGATGTTACAGTTTATCTTGACAGTTTAATTTCAGCGAATGGTGGAAAAGGTACAAGAGTTCGTGGTCAAAGTTCAGGTATAGTTGCAACGATAAAGAATTATGTCCTACCTCCAAATGAAAGCGTCACAGATGCTACCATATTTCTTGCATACAACCAGTCAGGAAATGATGGTGAGAATGTCGCTTTTCCAGATGGTGAAGTATTAGTACTTGAAGAAAATCTTACTTATGGAAATACAACAATAAATTCTGGTGACACTATTTTGACATTGATTCTTGAAAATGCTTCTGCAACAGGATCTTCATTTGGTATTCAGGAAGGAATATATTTTGTACGTGGAACTTTCATTGATGTATCAGAATCCCTTATAATTCTTGATCCTTATAATAATAAACCATCATATCGTGTTGGTCTTGATATAATTGAGGAGGTTGTTAATGCAAATGATGATGATTCTCTATATGATAATGCTAAAGGATTTACAAACTTTGCTGCACCAGGTGCTGACAGATTTAAGATTACTGCAAAATTAGCGAAAAAATCATTAAATGATTACAATGACACCAGTTTTGTTGAACTGTTCCGTGTAAGAGATGGAGAAACAAAGAAATTACAGAACGAAAGTGTATATTCAGAGATTAAAAAATATTTTGCAAAAAGAACTTTTGATGAGTCGGGAAACTACGCTGTTGAACCTTTTCGTCTAAACATACAAAATTCTCTTAATGATGAAATAGGTAATGATGGATTATTTACAGAAAATCAATTAACTGATGAGGGAAATACTCCCTCTGAGGATATCATGTGCGTTAAATTATCTCCAGGCACAGCATATGTAAGAGGATTTGATGTTAGATTACCTGGCACAACCGTTCTAGATGTTCAGAAACCAAGAGATACAAAATCAATAAGCTCCGCATCAATTCCATTTAATATGGGAAGTGTTTTAAGAGTGAACAACGTTCAAGGAACTCCATTTATCAATATTGGTGGATCTAATACAAACATAATAGGATTGTTTAGTAGAAGAAAGGGAAACACAAATGCCTCAAATGGTGTAAAAATTGGTGAAGCAAGAGTGTATTCATATAACGTTACTGATGCATCTCATTCAGGTCCTAGTACAGAGTATGATCTTCGTTTATATGACATACAGACATTTACTAATCTAAAATTATCTGCTGTTCCCACAGCTCCAATCGGTACAAAAGTAAGAGGTTTAGCAAGTGGAGCGATTGGATATACATCTCAAGCAGTTAATGCAAGTGGATTGAATGAAATATCTTTATGTCAAACAACTGGAAAATTTGTTCAGGGTGAATCGATTATAGTAAATGAGCAAACAACTAATTTTAATGCTTCTATACTTGAAGTTCATGCCTTCACTGTTAGAGATATCAAATCAGTCTTTCAGGATGCTGATGGTATTTCAGGAACTCTGAACACAGATTTTTCTGCAGACGCTGTATTATATGATCGTGTTCTTACTAATTTTTCAAGCACAGATGTACTAAATGTTACTCATGTTGACGCTACTAATGATACAGCGACCATACCAGGTCGTAACTTTGGTGGAGTGTCAGGAATTACAACAGATGCAGTAATTTCATATGCATCAGGTAGTTTTGCAAATCCAGTATTTAACGTTGTAACGAACATTGGTGATGGTTCACAAATAACATTACAACAAGTTGAAGATGTAGCTGGTGTTTGTGAGGGTGATGTTCTCACTACAGGCACAGCATCAGGAGTCTTTAGAGTTAAAGAACCTTTAATAAGAAATCTAAGTGATTCTGGATTATACACACCTTTACCAAGAACAAATATATCAAGTCTTAATACATCTAATTCTAATTTAATAATCACTACACAAGTTACTGGAAAAACAGTAAGTGGTGGCAGTGTAACTATTGGAATAAATGATGCATTAGACGCATCTTCAGGCATTACAAGTGCATTCTTTGAGCCATTTGACGCTGAAAAATATAGTATTCACTATACTGGTGCTAATGCTGTCACAGAGAGTCTTACATCAGACCAAGTTATTGTCTCAGCTGATGGTGGAGCAGTTCAATTCAATGGATTATCTCTAAACGCTGCATGTACAATTAATGTTACTCTAAAGAAATCTGGTGTAACAAGTAAAACAAAAAATTATGTAAGGAGTCAACAATTTGAGGTTACAAGAACTGTTGGAATCTCAACTAACGGTGGTTTAACAACAGATGCAGGGTTAAATAATAATCTTGGATATGGAACAAGAGTTGAAGATCAAGAAATATCACTTAATGTTCCTGATGTTAATAAGGTTATTGCAGTATATGAATCTAAAAATACATCTAAACCAATACTTGATAAATTAACATTTGTTTCTGGATTAAATTTAGATACAAACGCAGTTATTGGTGAAAAAATAACAGGACAAGAAAGTAGAGCAGTCGGTCAGATAGTTGAAAGAACTTCAACTACAATAAGTTTTGTATATCTAAACGCTAATAAATTTACACTTGGTGAGCAAGTTAAATTTAAGGAGTCAGCCATTACCGCTGTCTTACAGGAAATAACGAACGGTAATTTTATTGATAGGACTGGTAATTATGAATTAAACAAAGGTCATAATAGACAATTCCTAGATTATTCAAGAATTGAAAGAAAGGCAAAATCTGGTATACCATCAAGAAGATTACTGATTATATTTGACAAATATGTTATTGATGCTGGTAATAAAGGAGATGTTTGTAGTATTAACTCATATACTGCTGATAGGTATCAGTCTGATATTCCATCTGTGGTTGGTAATAGATTAACTGACATACTTGATTTTAGACCTAGAGTTAAAGAATTTAGTTCAAGTACTAATGGATCTCCTTTTTCATTCCACAATAGGGAGTTTGAGGAATCAAATCCATTTGTTATAACTCCAGATGAGAGTTCTATTTTAGGATATAGTTTCTACTTACCAAGAATTGATAAGTTAGTCATAAATCAATTTGAACAAGTTAAATTAATTAGGGGAGAATCAGCTGAAGTACCTGTTCCTCCAACTGAAGTTGGTAATTCAATGGAGATTGCCCAAATTACATTACCTCCATATCTTTATGATGTTGTTAAACAACCATCAATAAGAATGTTTGATAATCGTCGTTTTACGATGAGAGATATAGGTGCACTAGAAAAAAGAATAGAAAACTTAGAGCTTATGACATCTTTAAGTGCTCTTGAACTTGATACTAAAACTCTTCAAGTCAAAGACAAGGATGGTCTCAATAGATTTAAGACTGGATTTGTAGTTAATAATTTTAAGGATAGATCGTTTATTGATTTTAGTCGTGAAACTGGTTCTAGATGTGAAGTCGATGTTATTAACCGTGAATTAGTTAATGCTATTGATTTCTGGTCAATAAAAGCGGAATTGGCACTAAATCCAGATATTGATCCAGCTGCTGCAGACTTAAATTCTAATTTGCAATTATTGGATACAAATTGTAGAAAAACAGGTGATTTACTTACACTAGATTATACAGAGGTTGATTGGATAGATCAACCACAAGCATCTCTAAAAGTTAATGTTAACCCATTTAATGTAACTGTATTTGCAGGTGCTGTTGTATTAGATCCACCATCAGACAACTGGTCACGTACGATTTATCTTGAGAATGTAAGAACAGAATCTACTGGTGCAACATGGATTGAACAAACAAATATTGTCTCAGATAATACAGTTAGTGAAACTGATGTTAATGTTGTTGAAGTTGAGTTAGATACTGACAGAAGAAGATTTACTGATAATCATCGTGAGAGAAGAACAACTACAACCGTAACAACAACACAAACAGTTGAAAGAAGTTTTACTAATTTGCTTGAAGGACCATCAAGGGAATTTGATTATGTTGAGAGTGTAAAAATTGATAGTGAAGCGGATCCATTCATGCGTTCAAGAAACGTTTTCTTTGCTGCCAACGGACTGAAACCAACAACTAGACATTATCACTATCTTGATAGTGCTGCACCAGATATCGTACCAAAACTCGTAGAGATTGAAATGGTATCGGGTACATTCACAATTTTTGAGAATGCCAGAATAGAATTACCTAGTATTCAGGATGATCCACAAATAGGATATGTAAGAATACAAAGACCAAATCATAAAATAGGTGATAATGCAAGACCAGACGTTGCAGCTGGACTTGGTGCTCCTGCAGTTACTGTTGAGGAATACTCTGTTGATCCATATGATACAGGCAGACCCGCACCTTCTAACACTTATTCTGCAACATCTAGATTATTAAATGTAGATGTTACTGCATTAGCAAATAGCGAAGAGTATTTTGGATATGTTGTTAAAGGAGCAACAATTATAGGTGAAACAAGTGGTGCAGTTGCGACAGTAACAAGTGTTGATTTATTCTCTGATAATTGGGGAGATATAATTGGTGCATTCTTCTTCAGAAATGCCAATGCAGAACCTAGACCTCCAGTAACATTCAGATCTGGTACAAAAACATTCAGAATTACTGCAGCACCAGAAGGAACAATAGTTTTACCAGGTGAAACATCAAACGCAAGTGACGCATCAGGAGTGTTCACTGGAACAGGTGTTATAATCACTCAAACAACTAATTCAGTCGCTGTTAGAAACCCACCACCACCCCCTCAGAGACCTAATGAAGTCACTGTTAGTGTAAATGTTAATTCATCAACGGATACGCAGTTTATAGAGGCACCTAGAAGAGATCCTCTAGCACAATCATTTACAGTGGACGAAACTGGTGCTTTTTTAACCTCATTTGATGTTTACTTTGCAAGAAAAGATCCAAACGCTAAATTATTCGTTGAATTAAGAACTGTAGAACTTGGTATACCAACTAATTTACTAGTTCAAGATTTCGCACAATTAGCATTGAATCCAAATCAAATTAATGTATCTGATGACGCATCTTTAGCGACTACGATTAGATTCCCATCTCCAATATATCTTGAACCTAATAAAGAATATGCTCTTGTATTCTTAGCACCATCATCTGACTTATATGAGATGTGGGTTGCAAGAATGGGTGAAAAAACAATTAAATCTACAGTTTTACCAGACGTAGAAGATGTTGTTGTAAGTAAACAGTATATTGGTGGTAGTTTATTTAAGTCACAGAACGGAACTATTTGGACTCCAAGTCAGTACGAAGATTTGACATTTAAGTTACGCAAAGCATCCTTTGTTGAATCAGGAACAGTTACATTCTTTAATACACCAATCGAAGCAGGTAACTTAAATGCTCAAAGATTACCATCTAATCCTCTTAAAGCACTACCAAGAAAATTAAAATTACCTGTTGCTGTTGCAAAAACTGTTACTCCTATTGGAAGAAAAGTAAGTTCAGGTGCAACTGGAGATGCAGATGATAAGAGTATTACAGGTATTGTTGAAGCACATGGTGCAGCAGTAACTGCCATTGAAATCATATCAGGTGGAACTGGATACGCTTTTGCTGGTGGTAACTCAAATGGTGTTAAATTAAAACCAGTTACTGGATCTGGAGCAGATATTCAAGTTAATTTAACTATAAATGCCTCTGGAGTTGTCACGGGTGCATCTGTTGTAGGAAGTGCACAAGGTAATGGATATGTGATTGGTGATGTATTAGAAATTAATACAGATACTTCTGTAAATGCAAATTATACAAAGGGTGCTGGATTTAAGGTTGTAGTCAAAACAACTGCTGCTACAACAACTCACTTATATCTTACAGATGTTCAAGGTGATAAGTTTACAAGTGGTGACGCTTTAATTCACTATGGTGCTGGCAATAATACACGTACATCAGCAGGTGTTAATATATCTGCGAATTCAACACAAAATGGTGAATTATTCTCAGGAGATGTATTTGAGGTAACTCAATATAATCATGCACATCATGGTGTTAATAATAAAGTTGTTATCAAGAATGTAAAACCTGATACATTAAAAGTTCAGACTACATCTGCACTTACTGCTGAAGATACAGTTGTTCAAGTTGAGAATGTAGATCCATTTAAATCGTTTAATGGTATTACTACAACAACTGGTGAAGCTTTAATTGGTAGTGAAATTGTTTCCTACACTGTGGGAACTGGTTCATTAACTTTAACTAGAGGTAGATTTAACACAACACCAGTGACTCATGTTGTTGGATCTGATATACAAACTTACGAGGCATCAGGAATTTCATTAGTTGGTATTAATACAACTCATGATATCACTACATTTGATGATAATTTTGATAATTATTACTTAAAGGTTGATGTTCTTGGACTAGACTCTAGAAGAACAGATAAAGAACTTATATGCTTTACAAATGAAAGAGCATTTGGTGGTGTTAATGTCGCTGCATCACAAAATCATCAGTTCAGTTCTTTCTCACCACAATTTAATGTTATAACACCTGGTAAATCAACAAGAGTTGGAACTAATGTTAGAACAATTAGTGGAACAAGTGCAGGTGGTAATGAAATATCATTCTTAAATCAAGGATTTGAGCCTACAGCGTTAAATGAAACTACATTTTTCCCGACTCCAAGATTGATAGCATCAAAAGTTAATGAGAGTGAATATTTAACAGAGTTACCGAAGAATAAGTCTTTAACTCTAAATGTAAATATGTCTTCAACTGACTCCAACTTGTCACCAGTATTGGATACTAAAAATGCAATATTTATTTTAGGTAGGAATAAGATTAATAATCCTATTGGAGAGGATAATTATGCATCTGATTCTAGAACAAATCAATTAACAGATGATCCTCATGGTTCAATATTTGTGTCAAGGAGAGTTATCTTGAAAAACCCTGCTACATCACTTAAAGTTTTAGTTGCTGCAAGTGTTGAGCCAGAAGCAGACTTCAGAGTGTTCTATAGGTTATTCAGTTTTGATTCTAGTGAAGTATCTCAAACTTACAGAGCATTTCCTGGTTATAAAAATCTAAATGATACAACAGGAGATGGTTTTGGTAATGATATTATTGATCTAAATCAAAACGATGGTAGGGCAGACGCTTTTGTATCACCAAGTGGATTTAATCAATTTAAGGAATATCAATTCTCTGTGGATGATTTAGAGGAGTTTAATGGATTTGCGATTAAGATTGTAATGACTTCAACAAACGAATCTATTCCAGTTCGTCTTAAAGACTTTAGAGCAATCGCATTAGCATAATGAAATCTTTTCAACTTTTTATGGAACAGTTAGCTCCAAAAAAACAAAAATATTTAAGAGATATTAGTGGTAAGAAACTAATGAATATGCCTCTAGATTTACGTTCTATTGAACAGAAAATTAATAATGTAAAATATCAGGCAGATGGATTGATAGGAAAGAAAGAAAATGGTAAGAGCATAAAAACAACATGATACCAGTAGAAGGATACAAAAATCTATTTCGTGACGAAAAAACAGGTGCTATTGTCAACTACGACAATAATGCATATGAAGATTATATCGACATGAAAAGAAGAAATAATGACAAACAAGCAGAATTAGACGATATGAAAAGAGAGATTAATGAGTTAAAATCTCTCTTAAATGACCTTGCATCAAAGATAACGTCTTAGAAACATAAATACTTTCAGATCTGAATTGCTTTACATAGATGGCAAATATAAAAGTCAGAGTTGGACAACAAAATGCCACAAAAGTGATTTCTTCACTGGCAGGTGCCCAAACTCTATCATTAACAGAATTAAGTGATGTGAATGCAGGAACTCTTACTGATGGTATGGTTCTAGTTTTTAATGGTGTTACGAGAAAATTTGATGCGACCTTAGAATTAACGCCAGGTGCAACACAGAATTTAGACATCAACGGAGGAAATTTCTGAAATGGCTAGTATAATTAGA